ATAGAAAAACATCTAAGAATCATGGCTGAGAAAGGAAAACTCACCCAAAGCTATATAAACAAGATACGCAACATTGCGTAAAACTTTTCTTTTTATAAACAATTCGTATAAAATACTATAAAAATACAATATAGGAGTATTTTATGGCAATAACGGAAAAACCGACTGCTTTACAAACTGATAATGAAAAAGCTACTATCGCTTTTGAGAGTTTCTTAACTCCCCTTGAGGATACAGTTGAAGAAGTCGATATAAACGAAGTAGAGGTCATCGAAGAAGATGAGAGTTATCTGAAGAAGTTGAACTTGAAGAAGAAGATACTGAAGAAGATGATGAGTTTGATGAAGATGACGAATTTGATGATGAAGAACAAAACGAGGTTGAGGATGGAGTAGAGCAACCCACTTCTTACAAAGTCAAGATTGACGGAGAAGAAGTTGAGGTCACGCTAGATGAACTCCAAAGCGGGTATTCTCGTCAGCAAGATTACACGCGTAAAACTCAAGAGCTAGCTCAACAACGAAAACTTATTGAGCAACAGCAACAAGAGTTAGCGCAAAGAGATGCAATCTATGCACAGTTGCTACCAAAACTTGAAGCACAATTAAGCGGAGAGTTAGCAAACGAGCCTGATTGGAACAGGTTGTACGAAGATGATCCTGTTGGTTATGTTCGTGAAAAGCAACTTTGGGATGAAAGAAAAGAGAAGTTAAAAGCTACTCAAGCTGAAAACCAAAGGCTTCAACAAGAAGCTGTGGCAAAACAGCAAGAGCAATTAGCTAAGTTCGTAGAATACGGACAACAAAAACTTCTTGAGATTATTCCAGAATGGAAAAATCAAGAAATCGCCCAACAAGAAAAGTTAGCTATTCGCGATTACGGAATCAACACTCTTGGCTACTCAGCACAAGAAATGGATGCAATCTACGACTACAGAGCTTTGCTTGGTTTGAGGTACGCTTGGTTGAACAACAAAACAGTTGAAGCAACGAAGAAGAAACCAACCGAAAAAGCACCAGCTCGTGTAGCAAGACCTGGTTCAACAAGGAAAGTTAAATCGGTAGCACCAGCAAAGAGAGCAAAACAAAGGTTGGCTAAAACTGGTAAAACATCAGATGCAGCCAAAGTTTTTGAACAAATGTTAAAGTAATTTTTATATAGGAGTAAACTCATGGCAAAAGTAACTAACGCTTTTGATACTTACACCGCAACTGCTGACAGGGAAGATTTAAGTAATATCATTTACAACATCTCCCCAATGCAAACTCCCTTTATGTCCTCAATCGGCAAAAGAAGTGTTAAAAATGTGGTGTTTGATTGGCAAACCGAATCTTTACCTACACCAAGCGCAAGTGGCGAACTTGAAGGTTTTGAACTTTCAAGAGCAGCAGCTACAGCTACTGTAAGGCAAAGTAATGTATGTATGATCTCAAAAAGAGATGCAACAGTAACAGGATCTCAAGAGAGTTCAGATCCAGCAGGTAAGAAATCAGAAATGGCTCACCAGCTAGCTATTATGGCTAAAGCACTCAAAAGAGATATGGAAGAAGCTCTATGTCAGAAAGGAGCTAAAACAACTGGTAATGCTACAACTGCAAGGGTAACTGGCGGTTTCGAATCTTGGATCACATCAAACGATTCAAGAGGAACTGGTGGTGCTTCAACAGGTGGCGGAGCTGCTCCAACTGACGGAACTCAAAGAGCCTTAACCGAAACTCTGCTAAAAGATGTTCTACAACTATGCTTCACTAATGGTGGCGAACCATCATTGGCTATTTGTGGCCCACATAACAAACAAGTTATTTCTGGTTTCACAGGTAGATCTTCAGCAAGACAATTTGTTGATGCAGAAACAGTAGAGGCTTCAGTATCTATCTATTCATCTGACTTTGGTGAACTCAAAATCGTTCCATCAAACAGATCAAGAGAAAGATCACTCCTCTTAGTTGATCCTGAATTTGCAAAAGTATCTTACCTAAGAGATTTCAAAACTATTGATATCTCAACAATAGGCGATGCTATGACCAAAATGATTGTGGTTGAGTATGGATTAGAAGTATCCAACGAAGCTGCTCATGGTGTTGTTGCAGACCTTAATGTATCTTAATTGATCGGGATGAGGTGGGGCTAGATTAATTTCTACCCCACCTTTTTTTATGGATAAAATAAATATCCTCAAACCTTACAAATCTCACCTACAAGGTGAATTATCTAAACTATCTTTGGATTTAGAAATTTACTTAGATAATCCAACCTCACTACCAGAACACACAAACTTTACCGAATACTTAGATAAAATTATTAGTCAAATAGCCGAAGTCAATGATAAAATTAAAGTTGTTGAATTTTTAGAAAAACAATATGGCTAGAAGAACAATCATAGATCATAAAACTGGTTATACACATGAGTTTGCAACCGAAGATGATAAACTTGTGTATCACACCACTCAAAATGTTGCGCCTGTTATAGAGCATTGCAAAGCATTAGCTGAAAATAAACCAGGTAAAGACTTTAGACATGTTGCAGAAGTTCCTTTGGTTGTTTATCAAAGAGCTTGCCGAGAAGGTTGGGCTAACGATATGAAACAATGGAAGAAATGGCTAAACAATTCAGATAATAAAGTATTTAGAACATGGCAAGGTAAACTATGACATACAGCGAATTAAAAACAAACATAGCGAATTATCTAAACAGATCAGATTTAACATCTGAAATAGATATATTTATTGACAATACCGAAGCCGAATTAAATAGAAGATTACGCGTTGCAGATCAAGTTAAAAGAGCAACTGCAACCGCAGAAAACCAATACTTAGCATTACCTACAGATTGGTTAGAAGCAATTAATGTAGAAATAACTTCAAATGATTTTAGACCATTAATGCAAATGTCTATTGAATCATTAGATGTATATAGAAAAGCAAACAACAATGTTACAGGTCAACCAATTTACTATGCATTAGTTGACGATACATTGGAACTTGCACCTACCCCTGACAGCAGTTATACATTACAATTAACATACTTTAGTAAGATAACTGCTTTAAGTGATTCAAATACATCTAACTTTGTATCAACAAATTACCCAGATGTTTATTTATATGGATCTCTCAAGCATGCATCAGTTTTCCTTATGGAAGATGAAAGAGTACCACTCTTTAATGCACAATTTGAAAAGGCTCTTGAAGAACTCAGATTGCAGCAAGAGAGAGCAGAATTTGCCAAAGGATCTTTAATTCCAAGAAGAAGAACTTACGGCAAAGCAAGAAAAAATATATACTATTGGAATAATAATTAGGAGAAATAAATGGCTGGATTTAGCGATTATTTAGAAGATAAAGTATTAGATCATGTCTTTGGCGGAGTTTCTTATACTGCACCTGCAACTTTGTATGTAGCTTTATATACTGTAGCACCAGATGATACTGGTGGCGGTACTGAAGTAACAACCACAGGTACAGCTTATGCAAGACAAACTGCTACTTTTACAGTATCTGGTACATCACCAACCACAGCTACTAACTCAGCAGCTATTGAATACCCAACTGCTACTGCTAACTACGGAACAGTAGTTGCTGTTGGTATTTTAGATGCTTCAAGTGCTGGTAACTTACTTGCTTATGCAAACTTAGATGCTTCAAAAGTAGTATCTTCTGGAGATGTATTCAGATTTGATGCTGGTGATCTAGACATCACATTAGCTTAATACCATGGCCTCAGTAGGCTACGGACTATATACATACGGGAAATCCCATTACGGAACTCCTGTATATCATTTTGGCGTAGCCACATCTGCTCAAACCTCATCAATGTCTGCACTTGGCAGACAAATTGATCGTGGTACAGCAACCCTCGCCCAGACATCAGGCATGTCTGCATCAGGCGTACAAATAGACAAAGGAACAGCCACACTCGCGCAAACCAGCAGTATGACTGCTGTTGGTATTCAAATTGATAGAGGATCAGCAACGATAGCTCAAACCTCTAGCATGACCGCAATCGGTACACAGATAGATAAAACATCTGCAACCATTGCACAAACCTCATCTATGACTGGTACTGGTAAATATACAGTTACCGCAGCAGCTACCATAGCCCAAACATCAAGCATGACTGGACTTGGTAGACAAATAGATAGGGGCAAGGTTTCAGGGGTTACTAACGAACAATTAAGTGGATTTTCAGCAAGTGGTGGTCTAAAATGGACTGAACAAGTTGTTTCTACAACTTGGACTACATTAGGCAAAGAAGAAGCAGCTTAAAGGATAATATTTATGGCAGATACATATACAACTAATTTAAACTTGACTAAGCCAGAGGTCGGTGCATCCACCGATACCTGGGGTACAAAACTTAATTCTGATTTAGATGATGTCGATGCAATTTTTGCAGGCGCAGGATCAGGCACAAGTGTTGGCCTTAATGTTGGCTCTGGTAAAACTTTAACTGTTGGCGGTACGCTTACCTCAACAGGGACAGCTACTTTTTCTGGTATTGATGTTAATGGCGGCGCGATAGACGGAACGCCAATAGGCGCATCCTCTGCAAGCACAGGAGTATTTACAGTAGCAACTGCATCTACTTCAGCTAAGATTTCTCAAGTAGCCATCACATCAAGCTCTAATGCAGTAGCGTGGGATGCTCAAGCAGCAGCCAACGCTTATTATGCAACCACAGAAAATACCACTTTCTCAGCACCATCTAATGCAACAGAGGGTGCAATTATCTCTGTAGAGATTGCTCAAGGTGCTACACCTTACACAGTAGCCTGGAATACAGTTTTTGAATTTGCAGCATCTACTGCTCCGACAGTAACCGCAACAGCTAACAAGACAGACATATTTAGCTTTAGA